ATTGGTGCCGCCCTGCAGCCGGAAATACGGCAAGTTGTAAATGGTGACATGCGGCGTCGGGTTGCCTTGACCGTCAAGCTGGTTAACAAGCGGAGTGACGTCCACGAACCCCACGGGGGACAGGCCGCCGGAATTCGTGCAAGACTCAATGCGGACAAGCGTCGCCGTTTGCATCTTGGCAAGCGCCTGTTGCACCATAAAGGCCAGGTTGTTGAACTCACCCCAGGTGCTTTGCGGCTTCTGTTGGCCGCTGGTTACGCCGTTAGCGTCCGGTGACTGCAAGGCCATTGGCGTTACCCCTTACGCTTGAGAACCAGGCGCCGCCCGGCTTTTCGGATTCAAGACGATGGCCGACAGAGGTTACAACCCATTCCCCGGCGGCTTGCTGTACGTCCGTTTCCAATTTGATGGACCCGCCGAACGTGATAGCGGGATTAAATAGGGTTTGGAAATTGACGCCCACACCGTCAAAGGTCGGATAGCCTACCAGGCCCGAAGCCTTGGAGATAAGCGGAATAATGACCTTCCGCGGCACGTTAGGCGGCGTAATTGCCAAAATCTTGTCGTCAAGGTACAGGTCGCACCCGGCGGCCCGCGCAAGGTCTTTGGCTTGTTCCATGCCGGTATTGGGGAGATAGACGTCGACCAGTTGCGTGGTAACGCCGTTATTCTCGAAAGTGTAGCCAAGGTCGCGGGCAATTTGCGCCATGACAGAAGGCACGTCGACCCGGCCCTTGAAACTCCGCGGCGGGATGGGCTTAAGTGCGTTGAAGAAGGCCGCTTGCGCCTGAATGTGAAGGAACACGTCGGGCATACTTTGATAGTCAGCCCAGGCGTTGACGATGTTGCCGGCGAATACCAGCGTTTCCACGGGGCCGTCGATGGCGAACACTTCAACGGTATTGGGAATGAGCGTGCCGGGCTTCCATTGCAGCGTCGTAACACTGTTCATATCCGCTTGCTTCACGCCGTAGATTTTGGCCCGTAGCGTGCCCATCATCATGCCGCCAGCCTTGTCGATATCCGCGGAGGCGCGGAAGCCCTGCAGCGTGATTGTGTCATTGTTGGACGACCCGAACTTGCCCGTTCCCAATGTAATGACGAAGCGGAGGGCCTTTTTATTCTCAAATGAGGGCATATTCTTCCGCCGTCAAATAGACCAGGGCGAAGCGGTCCCCCAAGCCGTCATAGCTGGGGTCGGCGCTACCTTGGGAGTCGATAAAAAGCAAGTTTCCCGAAAAGCCGGCATACTCCCGCGAAATGAGCGGTACAGCGTCCCGGGCGATAGTGCCGACCGAAATGTCGACCCCGTCCGCGTTGATATCCACGAAGACGCCTTGCGGCTTCTGGTACACCAAGATTTGGCAATTCTGGCCGCCCAAAACAACTTTGGTCGATTGGGACGGGACCGGCTGTAACGGTACGGTTTGCATTATTTCACCAGCCCTTGGAGATAGTTGCCGGCCTTTTCCGCCAGGCCCGGCAATTTGTTGGCAATGCTCTTGAGGGTCGACGGCTGGGGCGTTTGCGGTTGCACCTTGCCATTATCGGCTTGCGGGGTTGCGCTGGCCTCCTTGGGCTGGTCGACTTGCCCCTTGTTCGATTGGGTATAGAGGGCCGAAACCTGGCGGACTTCCTTAAGGGTAATTTCCACAATCAGCAAGGTCGCACCCTTGGAATTGTGGCGGGCGTAGTTGTACCGTTCGACCGTGTAGTTGATATAGGTCACTTCCGGGGTTACTACGCTGTACAGGTCCGTCGACTTGCAAGCCTTGTCGATGGCTTCCAAGAAGGTGCGGCGGTTCTTTTCGCTTCCCTGCATGCAAAGGACCACTTGCGGCGACGCCGGGGTTTCGACCTTGTTGTAGCTGGCGAACGCCCCGCCTTCAATCGGGAAGTCGCTTACGCGGGTTTCCTTGGAGTAATCCACGGACCCGGTCGACAGCGTCGAGCCCAGGCCGGCGGCTTCCAAGGCGTTGCCAATCAGGCCGGTGAACTTGGACGGGTCGCCAAGCGGCTTGCCCTTGCTGTCCCAAATGCCCCAGCGGGTTTGCACTTGGAAAATGCGCCACAGCATCCCCTGTACCAACCCCAAGCCGGCCCGAAGCAACGGCGGGAAGTTGGGCGACCGGGGAAGCGCCGGCACGCCTGGCAACTTCGGTACGTTGGGGAATGGGATAAGCGCCATGTCAGGTCAACCCGTAATTTGCTTGAGAGGTAAAGAGGTAATCCAGGGACTTGCCCATATCCTTGGCAATGCCGTTGGCGTCCGTGGCGGCCGTGTAGACCTTAACCTCCCCAATGTGGGTTTCAACGCTCTTGGACGTGGCGCCAGGGGCCGCGGCGGCGTTTGCTTGGGCAACCTGTACCGCACCAGCCCCGACGGCCGCCTGAGAGGCGCCAGGCACGCCCCCAAGCATTGCAAGGGCCATTTGTCCCCGCTTGGCGGCTTCACCCTCCCGGTCGGCCGGGCGTTCGTAGTGCTTGGACACGATGGCCGCGGCTTCGTCCGCCCCGCCCGCGCCTTTAAGCAGGTTGCCGGCCTTGCGTTCGTTACCTTGGGTCAATTCGTAGTGCATGAAGGCCATTTGCTCTTCAAGCGACGACCCTTGAATCGGTTTGCCAAAGACCTTTTGGAAGACGGCTTGCCGGTCGGGGTGCCATTGGCCAATGCCATACGCCTTGCCGTTGTCGCCCACGGCGTCCGCCCTAAAGGCGCTTTCCCGCTTGATGTTGGCGGCCAAGCCTGCAGCCTGTTCCCGCGACCAGCCTTGGGCCTGAAAATAGGCCATTGCGGCTTGCTCTTCCTTGGCACCGCCGGCCGGGCTCTTGCCGGTGGAATTGACAGTACCGGAGGGGGCGGCGGCCGGAGCCGGGGAACCAGGGGCGCCCGGGGGCGCTGGGGCTTCGTCGGCGCCATACTTCTTACCGTTGCCGCTCAAGAATTCCCCGGCGGCGAACTTGGCCCGCTTCCAATCGCGTTCAAACACGGCGGACAGCACGTCGGCCGCGGCAATTGCGCGGTACACCATGTCGCCCAACAAGTCCTTAAGCCATTTGATTGCCTGGCCGGCGGCCTTAAATCCGGGCTCCCATTTGCTCCAATCAATGAAACTGTCGCCCCCGCGTTTCCACGTTTGGTAATCTTGCCACAGGGCAGCGATTGCGGCGGCCAGTGCCAGCACGGCGACCACAGTCAGGTTAATGGGAATAGTGGCCGCGGCGACGCCCGCCAAGCCGACGGCAATGATGGTAAGGAACGTTTGCACGAACTCCTTATTTTCCCGGACCCAGGCGCCGAAGTCCGCGAAGATGGCAAACATTTTTTCCAGCGCCGGAGTAGCGGCCGACAACAATTCGCGGCCGAAGGCTTCAAAGCTTTGCCGGCTGGAAACCATGGCGTTACGCAAGCGGCTGGCCTCTTCGGCTTGCTGCTTGGTTACTGCCCCGTACTCCTTTTGCCGGGCAATCATCAATTCAACTTCCGACCGCCCCTTAAGCAAAAGTTGCATGGTGCCTTGGTCAATGCCCATCATGCGGCCCATGTTGTTGGCCGTGGTTCGGTCCATCTTGCTAAAGCGGTCGGACAGGTCTAGCAACAGGTCATTGACGGGGCGGGCTTTGCCTTGCGTATCGGCCAGGCTCATGCCCAGCGCGGAGAAATACGGGATAAGGGAGGATTGCCCGGTAAGCTGCAATTCAGTTTGCGACTTACTGAGCATGTCCATAGTGCCTTGCAGGCCCTCCGCGGACCCGCCGGCCAGTTCGGCGGCGTTGGACCATGCGGAAATGCTGTTTGCACTTTGGTCGAGATTTTGCGCGAAGCGGTCAAGCGCCGCGTTTGCTTCAATCTGGTTTTCAATAAACCGTTTTACGGCCATTGTCCCGCCGATGATGGCAAGGAATTTGGCGGCGCTTTTGGCTACATTCTCAAAGCCGTCGGCGCCGTCCTTTCCGGATTTCTTGAGTTTCGACCCGGTCTTTTCCGCTTCGGCGCCGGTATCCTTAAGGCCCTTGTCGACCTTGGACTTCTTGGCCTCAAACTCCGAAGAGTCAAGGCCAAGTTTTACCAGTAAGCTGTCGATAATTGTAGCCATGTGGATTATTCCCGGTTCGCCAAGGCGTTATTGTAGTCGTCTATCGTTACTACCTCTAGCATATCGTAGACGTCGCGGACCCCATAGACCGTATCCAATTCATGCAACGTTGCCATGCGCTTGGACAGCAACGTCGCAATAGGGGCCGAAATGTTCACGTATTCCGCGAACCCTTTTTGCTGGCCGCCGCCGGCCGGGAGCCTTCGGAGATTGAGTGGACGACGGCCTTCAAAAAACCCGTGTGCAACTTCCACACTTCCGCCCGTAGCTTGATGCGGGTCGTAATCTCTTCAATATCCTCTTCAATGAGATTGCGGATAACGTGCGGCTTGCTGGGGTCCGGCATGATTTGAACGCACGACCACATTTCAGCTAGGAGCGGTTCCGCAACCTCCCATTTCAGGCCGACAAGGGCCTTAATGCCCATTTCAGCCATTGCGGCCATGCCCATGCGGTCAAAGCCTGGCGGGACTTCCACACCGCCAGCCATGAGGGCCAGAAGCGCCCGCATTGCCCAGGATTCCGCCCGGCTGGCGGGCATTTCCGTAAGTACAAAAACCTTGCCTTGGTCCCGACCTTCGTCGGTAACGGTGTAATTCGCTGTATTGCGTGCCATGGTGATACCTCTCCGTATCGTGAACCTCTCCTTGGTGATAGGTGCCCCGGGCGTGCGTCGGGAGAGGGCAACGCGGCTTTGTGGGCCTGCCCGGGGCTAACTGGTTACAGCAAGGAGCGGTTGACCGACTCCCAGGTAATGACGTAGTCGACCGGCTGCAAGACCTTTTGCGCGTCCGGAATCTGCTTGGCGTTCGTCAGAATGCCGCGGGTCAGCGTGAAGGATTCGCCGGTCGAAGGCAACGAAATGGAGCCCGAGATATAGAACACTTCGCGGGCCGTCTTCATTGCCTGAATGACGGCGGTAAAAATATCCTTGCTGGGGCTGTCCGCCTGCAGCGTGATGGTTTGCTTAACCGGGTTGGGCACAAAGCCCGCGGTCATGCGCCCGTCGACGCCCATTTGCACTTCGGCCAGGTCGACCGCTTCCGTGGTGAAAGCCTTGTCGCTGGCGTAGCCCTTGAGTTGGACGGGGGCCGGGAAGAGGCCCGCGACCACAAGGGTAAACACGCTGTTTGCGCTGGTGATAGTGGAATTGTCCATTTTGATGGCCTCCCCGGTTACATGATGTCAATGGATGCGACGGTAATCTTCTGCACGGCGCCGCCGTCCGTGTACCAGAAGTTAATTACCGGCGTGCCACGGTTGCCGCGAACTTGGGCGCCCGGGTCAAGGATTTGCAGGTAATAGCCTTGCTGTTCGATTGTGGTCGAAACGTCCAGGCCGGCGGCTTGGTTAACCTGCGCCTTTTGGGAAGCCGACATGCTGATGCCCGCACGGATGGCGCCGAAATTCAGGGCCGCCGTAATCGGGTCAATCATGGCCGCACGAATCAGGCTATAGCCGCTTTCGTTGTACGGAATCGACTTGACCTGAGTAAGCAGGGTCATAAGCGCAAGTTGGAATTGGCTGTTCAAATAGACTTGGTCCACGAAGGTGTCCAGCCACTTCCATTTGCCGGTCATTTGGCCGTTATACAGGAAGTTGAAATTGTCATTGGCCGTCGCGTAGGCACCATAGAAGCTATAGCCGTTCGCCAGGAGGTTGGCGGCAATCTGCTGGTCGGTAACGGTAGCCGTAAAGCCCGGTTGGGACTTGAAGGCGGCCGTAATGCGGCCATTGGTGCGGCTAAAGTCGATGGAAGCCACGGAGCCCAGCACGAAGGCCGCAAGCTGCACGCTGTTGTAGACCGGCACGACGCCGTCGTAAGCCGCGGTTTTCGCCAGGTAGCCGAAGTTCGTAGTCGAGCCGTTGACGATGGCTTGCGCGTCCGTGTCCCACACGATATAGGCATACCGCTGGTTTTGGGTGTTGGTCCAAACGGCAAAGGCGGTTTTGTCCGCGGTCACGGGCTCCCAAATGGTCATGAAGTCGACCCAATTTTGGGTTTTGCTCTTCACCATGTCCATTGCCGTGGCCGGCGTATCGACGTCGCCGCCTTGGGACAGAATGGCGCCGGTTGCGCTGGTCAGCTTGAGGCCGGCGGCGATGGTGCCCGTCGCTTCCACAATGGTCGAAGCGGCGCCGGTAGTGCTGGAAGTGAAGATAAATACGCTCTTCACAGCGTCCCAGGCGACCGTGAAGTTCGGGGTCGTGAAGGCGGCTTGAATGATCGTGGCCGCGTTGCTGAAACTGGTCGCCGCGGAAAGGTTGATAGATGCCGCGGTTTTGGCCGTGCCGTTGAAGGTCACAGTAAGCGAACCGGAAAGGGCTTGCAGTTGCGCCAGGGTCATGCCGGACAGGGAACCGGATTGGAGCCAGGCGGCGCGGGCGGTATCCACGAAGGGGGCGAAAATCAGCGTTCCCGGCTTGATGGTCGAATTATCGAAGCCAAGGAAGTAAATTTGCGCTAGGGCGTATTCCGTCGACGCCGGGCCGAAAAAGGCGCCTACGGCATCGGCGCTGGCGAAGGTTTGCACGCCGTTGGTCGGCAGATAAGCCGACTTGGACAGGATGACGCCGTTAAGGGCCAGCGGATTACCGCCGGAACCAACGACGCCGGGGTTGACTGTAACAATGTCACTGGCCGGGATAGTCATTTGTTCACCTCATTAAATAAGTGGTAATCCGCAATTACGGGGCCACAACGTCCGCCGGTAGAACCTTGGCCGGGGCCAGGGTGTCGGCAAAGTCTTGGGGGACCGTAACAATTGGATTGTATTGCAAAGATGCCGTCAACGTCCATCGGCTTTCGTACTGCTGTTCCCCCGTGGTAAGCGGGGATTGGATACCGTCGGACGTGTACAGCGGCTTAATGTTCGCCGGGAAATGCGCGAAGCCCCAATGCGAACGGAAGGCGGTTTTTACGGTCTTGCAAAACTCGCCCGCTTGCGCTCCGTAAAAGTCAATTTGAATATCAATACGGGTCGGCCCCGCAATGGTTGCCGTGCCGTCGTCCGGCTGGTATTCCGTGGCCGGCACGCTCAAGTCGACTTGCAGCATTTCAGTAAGCACGACGCCCGGATTGGACGGCATGGCGACCCGGTTGACTTGGGCGCGGACGATTTGGGCGCCAGGAACGAACGGCCCAAGAAAGTCCGCCAGGGCGTCAATTACTTGGTCGACGGTAATGCTTGACGTGTACATTATGCCCCCGGCATTTGTAGAACAATGGCCGCCTTGGTCCAAGTGGGCCAGCCCTCAAGGACTTTGACGACAAGCCAGGTTTCCAAGACGGCGCCCGTTTGCGGGTCTTTGAATTCAACCAAGTCGCCGCCGGTTCCGTCCGGCCGCACAACGCCCGCCAGCACTCCGCGCAAGTAGATGGCCCGCACGGTGCCTTGAATGTTGAGGCCGTCAAGTTGCTTGATATCGTTGGCGTCGAGGGCTTGAATTTGAGCCGGGCCGGTCACAGGGTCCGCATACCCGGGAACTTGCTTGCGGCCGGCGCCAATGGTGTAACCCGTCGACCGGCGAACCGTAACGGTTTTGTTCGGGTTGACGGTGCTACTCACACCATTGGCAATGCCGCGCAAGTCCATGGCTTACTTCTTCGCCTTGGTTTCGGGGGCGGCCGGGGCCGTGGCTTCCAGATAGGCGCCGATGCCTGCAGCTAGGTTCGCCAGTTCGTCCCGCGGCATTTCGATACACGACGGCACTTGGGCGCCGTTGCTCCGGAGGGTCACGGTAACGCGGTCGTCGGCTTCCTCATTGACGGAGATATAGCCGGGCACTTGGGCGCCGTTGGTGTACGCAAAAATGTTTTTCCTCATGATTTGTCGACCTCATAGGTTACGGAATTGAGCATGTGCGAAGTGTCAATAAGGGGCTTCGCAAACCCCTTTGCTTCTATGGTACTCGGTGCCAGCGGCGGCGACTGGAATTCGTTTATGGATTGCTGCAAAGCGCCTTTGATATCTTCGCCCATGAGGGCCAAAACCTTGTCGCCGTCGTAATCGGTAGCCTTCGCCAGCTTCGCCATTTTGCCCGGCCATGTGGGCGACTCCTTGGCAATCATTTGGCGGAAGAAGGGGCGGGGCATTTGGAAGTAATTGCCTTCTTCGCTTTGAACGCCCTTGCCAAACTCGTTCCAGAAGGCCACAGCGGCGACCGGCGTTCCATCCGGGTACGTTGCGCCAGCCATGAAGCCGACCGAAACCTCCCCGCCGCCCATCTTGCGGGCGATATCTTCCAGGGCCTTCATGACCCCGTCGGCGCCGCTCAATACCTTGTCGGGCATGGGATATACCGCATGCCGCGCAAGCTGCTTGTCGCTTGCCAGAAGGCGGCCCCGTATTGGGATTGCTGGAACCAGGCGCCGGAGCCAGGGGTCGGCGGTACGCCCTCAAAGGCGGCCGATACGGAGCCCTCCGACGCTTGGGAAACACGGCCAACGGGCCGCGGCATGCCGTCAGCACTCAACAGGCCGCCAATATAGGCGACGTGGGCCGTCAGCATGTTAAGAAGAGTGGCCCGGCGGGTCAGGTTTTGAACCGGGCTATTGTCCGTGTTGGACAAATAAAGGCCCGCTTCGTCAAAGCATGCGGCCAACGTGGGGTCGGCTACGGCTGCAAATTCGGGATAGCGGGCCTTGAAGGCCGCCGGGTCAAAGACAACGGCGGGCATTTGCGTTACTCCTTGTCGTCTTGGCTGGCCGGCTTGACGCCTTGGGCGTTTTGGGCCATGGGCTCAAAGCCGGTCGCTTCGTCTTCCAAGTCGGCGGCAACGGCGGCCAGTTCGGAAGCGTTCGCGGCTTCAAAGATGGCGCCAGATTTCAGGGCCGGGAAGTCCTTGTGGACGGTCTTCCAAGTCTCCCAAAACTCGCCGTCGACTTCGGTGGTGCCGTATTCGGCGCCGATAATCAAGGAACTGTTTTTGCCCTTGAGTTCGACCTTTTTCTCCGGGTTGAGCGGGTGGTCGAGAATGATGCCATGCGGAAGCTTGCAACCGATGGTAACGGAAGTGCTACCGACTTCGACATTGGTTGCCGCGGCGGCTTTGGGGGCGGCCGGGGCCTTGGTGGTGTTTCGTGCCATGTTCGTACTCTCCTAGTGCGTTTGGAAAATCCCGGGAGCCGAAGCCCCCGGGGTGTTGCGCGTCCCGATTAGACGCCCAGCATTTGGGCAATCAGGAAGGGGCGGAAAATCACGGTGCCCCAGGTGCCTTGCGACTTCTTCTGCTTGAAGCTGGAAGCGCCCACAACGATGGGATGCGCCCGCATTTTCTCGGTGAAGCCGCAAGACGCGGT